GGCTGGTACTGGACGAGCAGGAGAATAGTTGGGAGAAACTGGTGTTGCTGGTTTAGCTGAAGCACGTTTAGGTCTTGCTGGAGAATTATAGGAATAAGACGGTAAGGGAAGAAGTTCGATGGGTTTATTAGCCATCACTCTATCTTCTCCTCATCTTTTTCTTTCTTCTGCTCAGTTCTGCCCATCACCGAGCCAACAATTAAACGCGTAACACCAGTGACCACCATTGTTCCATAGGAAGACTCCGTCATTTGCATCGTGTTAAGAATCAGATGGCACCAGGGCGACGCAGTGGTGAAGATGCCACTGAGAATACCATGGAAACCGGCCGGAACGCAAACATTGCCATAAATCTGCGTGCTGAGATAATGTACGCCGTATACTAGGGCTAGAGAAAGACCAGTCTTTTTGAGTTCATCCATGGCTTCTAATTTGTAGGGGGAATTAAAGGCGGTCGATGTCAGATGCCAAGCAATGCCCTTGGTGTCAGCGTTGGGCTCTCAAAGACGCTGCATGTAACTATATTTTTGCTTGCGGTCTTACCACCAAAGGAAAATTCGTTGTAGGGGCGGGATGCGGTCGGTCGTGGTGTTGGCAATGTGGTAAAAAATTCTGCGGAGTTTATCATGATCCGACTACAGGAGAAAAAGTTCAGGGGGCGCGGGACAACCATGATGCCTTATGCTGTGTGAAAGAGGGCAGATTCAAGCAAGAAGACTACTGTCCTGGTGACCATAATTCGCACTGTTCTAAGCGTTGGTAGAGAACCATTTTTTGGCTTCCGGGTCCTTAGCTAAATCAGAATTTGTTGTCTTATATGTCTTTCCCTTTAGTAAAAATGAATGAACACGAGCATACCCCCAGGCCTGCTGAGTAGCTCCGGGCCTATGACCTGTTCGCCAGGCTGCCATACCGCGATTATAGACCTTTTTGATTATCCGCAGTGGAACACCTGTAGCATCGGCTTTCTGCTTGAGTGATAGTGCTTTTGGAAACTTTGCTTTGAATCTTTGTGTATACGAAGAAGGCTTCACCTTCATTCCTTCATCAGTTTTGAAGCCCACGTAGGCCAAGGGGTCCTTCCATGAAAAAGAGCCAAAATGTTTCATTTCCTTCAGTTTCTGTTTCTTCTGAGTTTTTGACAATCCAGCAAAGTATTTCTTCGGCGTGTACATTCCTACTCTTAGAGATGAATTGTTGTCATCTGCTTGGTAATTGAAGCGATTGTGCCCTTAGCAGGAGGCTTCTCCTTCTTTACTGGCTTCCATCCCTGTACCTTTCCCTCCGCTGCCTCCTTCTCCCTGCGTTTCTGCCAATAGGCTGCCCAGTCCATCCCCTGTTTAGGCGGTTTATTCGGATTCTTCATGTAGGCCTTAATCTCGGAATCATTCATCGTAGAAACAAGCGGAGGAGGTTGCTTTGTGAAGTCCCTCGTTCGGTCAGGATACAAATATCCTGACGGAAAGAGATTAATATTATCATAGAGTGCGCTCGTATTCGGATCGTGAAGATACGTCATTCCGTTCACCTTTACCCATTGCCAGTCTGCCATTTTGCTCTGCTTTTTTCTGTAGGCTGGCTACGGTCAATTTTATTTGTCTTATTTTATGAAATAAAATTGACAATAAAGAATAATGTAAGAAAGCCACCGAAATGCCTTTACCTCATTATTGTCAGAAATGCGACTGTCTTCTTTTAGACTTACTGGACTATGCGCTTCCAGCAGATTATCCACATAAAGAATTTATTCGGGAGAAAGCTCGACGAAGAATAGCTCCCCTTATAGCAAATTCACTAAAAAAGATGATTGTGGATTATCCCGTTATAGATATGCAGAAGATGTGGAATGACTCTATCTTTGAAGCCAAAATGGCTGGAAGTATTAATTGGCGAACTGTTTCTAATTGTCTTACAAATAATCTGTGCGAATCCGCCAAAGTCTGGAATAATGAAATTAAATTTCTAGAAGACGAGGCCATAGCGGATGGTGTCATTAAGATGAAAGGAATAACACATGGCCGTGCTATGATTTTAGTGAATGACTGGATTGCGTATTGTTTATTTCTGGTTTGGACGCATATGCATACATATCATTACAATCATAATTTTCCCAGTGATAAGCAACCGCCAGAAGTATTTCAGTTCCATATGCGTTTGGGTGGTGTCTACGCAAAAGATGCTCCTCCTCAAATACCGGACGATGATCATTTATATTGGTAACTATTTATGAATATTCTTATAAATTTCCCATAGAATAGTTGCATCTTTTTTATCCAATAGAGGGTTTACTCGGAAAGCAATCAGATTTTCTACACGTTCTGTAACAGTAAAGAAAGGAAAAAGAGGCTGATACTCTGTGCGTTGCGCATCATGGATAAGAACAGGGCCAGTAAAACCACTCAGAACCACTTGTAAGGCACATGCCACACGAAAACGGCCATCAACTAGAACTAAATCAGTATCTGCGTATCTTTGTTCAAAAGCCAGCGAATAGTTAGCAAATCCAGCAGTCTTAGTTGCATCTGCTGGATTGCCATACTCTAAGACCGGGCATGTGTCACAGTAAATTAGTTCTGTTGTTTTATTAACAAGAGGACGAATTTTATCTAGCCATTCTTTATTATTGTCTATGCTCTTAATTTTTCTTGTTGGCGAATCACAGAAAATGGTGGAGCCTCCACATCCAAATTCAAAATATGAAAAGGACTTATCCCGATAACGGGCAAACATGGCTGTTTCTGCTGGAGTCATATAAGGTTTTAAAGACATCTTTCTTTTAGCCATGATTCAATCCTATGGGTGTAAACGCAAAACCAAAATTTGACTAGGGGCAAAGGAGAAGAAAACACAGTGGCGCATGTTAGTCTCAGTAATTACTTCAACGTATAATCGTAGTCGATTTATTCCAGCTTTATTAGAATGTTACCGACATCAAGATTATAATCATGATTTTATGGAATGGTTGATTCTTGATGATTCTGAAGGGGCAGAGCAGAAGAAAACACAGGAGCTATTTAGTGCCTTCTCGGATAAGATGTCAAATGTCTTTTACATCCATTCTCCGCAAAAACAGGTAATGGGACACAAATTAAACCAATTGTGTTCATTGGCTCGGGGTGATATTATCATTGTAATGGATGATGATGATTATTATCCTCCAACACGGGTTTCTATTGCTGTGGCGGCTTTTACAGCAGAACCTAAGAAACAGATAGCCGGATGCTCAAAGGTCTATATGTATTTTCAACAGGAGAACGAAGTTCACTGTGCTGGACCCTATTCCGACACACATGCTCTAAATTGTACAATAGCCTTTCGGTCATCGTATCTGAAAAATCACAGGTATGATGCGACAGAAGTATGTGCTGTGGAGCGGGTTTTTACGAACGATTTCTCAGAGCCGATGATTCAACTGGATTCACGGGCAACAATTCTTCACATGGTTCACGCGGAAAACACTTTCAAGGAAAAGAAAAAGATTGGTTTGTTGGTCAAGACTACTCTTGGCCTTGCTGACTTTTAAAAATTGAAAATGTGGGATAAACAGATTTTTTGTAGCATGGAATTCTTGAAAGTAATTAAGACAGGTGAAGCGGTAGAGGGGTATCCTACTGCTGATGAAATGGCTCAGAAATATCCGTACGAGTTGGACAACTTCCAGCAGCATGCTGTTGCTGCAATTCATCGGGAAGAGAATGTGCTCGTTACGGCGAAGACCGGTAGTGGAAAGACGCTAGTAGGTGAATATCAGATTGCCTACTCGCTAAGGAAGGGAGGACGGGTATTTTACACAACTCCAATCAAGTCCCTTAGTAATCAGAAGTTCCATGACTTGAAGGAAATGTTTTCTTCTGTGGGAATCGTAACAGGCGATATTAAGTTTCAACCCGATGCTGCGGTAGTTGTTATGACAACTGAATGCTTGCGAAACATGCTGTATAAGAAGGGTACGAGCACAGAGGCTTTGGGCCTTACTGCTGGAATGTCATTGACTGGTTTAGATGCCGTAATCTTTGATGAGGTCCATTATATTAATAACAAGGAGCGCGGTAAGGTGTGGGAGGAGACAATGATCTTGCTTCCAGCAGAAGTAAAGCTTATCCTTCTTTCGGCCACGATTGATGGAGCGGAGAACTTTGCTTCATGGTTGGGCGAGCTGAAGCAGCGGCGGATGTGGCTCATTCCTACAACCCATCGCGTGGTCCCCTTGAAGCACGCTGTGCTACAGGACTACAAGAGTGACCCAATTATCATAATGGACGAGAAAGAACAGTTTCGGGACGCCTCCTATGACCACTGGCTTCATTACAGGAAGAAGGTGTGTGATGACTATGATACGCATAAGAAAAAGGTGGCAGGGCGACGTGCTGGAGGCTATGAGGACCCGGTGATTAAACAGGCTGCAGGGGAGAGACCGAAGTCCTATACCGCAGAGCTAAACGCAATGGCAAATTATCTGAGCGAACGGTCTTTGCTTCCTGCCCTCTTCTTTGTCTTTAGTCGTGCGGCTTGCGAAACCCACGCGCAGAAGATGGAGGGGTCTTACGTAACACCGGCTGAATCGGCCAGCATCCGGCATGTAATTAACTTCCATCTTCATCGGTATGCGGATGTGTTGACAACACTCAAGCAGTATCATGATTTGGTTGCCTTGCTAGAAAGGGGTGTCGCCTACCATCATTCCGGCCTGCTACCCATTCTGAAAGAGATTGTAGAAGTGTTGTTTGGAAAGGGGCTGGTGAAGGTTATGTTCTGTACAGAGACATTCGCAGTCGGAATCAATATGCCGACGCGCACTGTAGTCTTCTTGGACCTAAAAAAGTATGATGAAGCGGAGCGGGGCCTGCGTGTCTTGGCTACGGATGAATATATTCAGATGGCGGGGAGGGCGGGGCGCCGAGGCAAGGACAAGGAGGGACTGGTGTTGTATCTTCCCAGCAGGGACCCTGTTGGCACTGGAGCAGTCAAGTTAATGATGACTGGACGAAAGACGGTACTCCGGTCACGTATGGATTTCCACTATGACTTTATTCTGAAGACTCTACAGTCGGGTTCATTGGAGTGGCTGAAGATTTCACAGGATTCATTCTGGCACCGACAGGTTATGACAGATGCTGAGGGACAGCGCCGGCAAGTGGAAGGGCTAAGGAAACAACTGACTGAAATGGGTGTTACGGACGAGCAGGTGAAGGAAGTGGATGAAGGGCGGGAACTAGAGGCTAAGTTCAAGTCCTCCGTGAATGCTGCTAAGAGGGTGGCACAGGCAGCGCTAGAAACATGGAAGAATAAGCATGCTGGACCGTCGTGGCTTCTAACAAAGAAGAAGTGTGATGACTATGTAGCCACACGCGCTATATTGGAAAGACAGGAGGAGACTTTGAAGGATATGGAGGCAACAACTGCTGGACCCATTGCGACAATCAGTTTCTTGGAAAAGGCGGGTTTCTTGAAGGATGTTACAGACCCCACAAAGGTCGGGGCGGGGAACTTGACTTTGAAAGGTATTCTTGCCACGGAAGTCAATGAAGGCAATCCAATTCTGCTAGTGGAAGCCTATGATGCTGGTTACTTCAATAAGATGGAGGCCCATGAAATCGTTATTGTCTTAGCTGCTTTCTTACAGGAGAAACAGGAACGTGACGGGTCTTCATTGAGTAAGATGCCTATTAGTAGTCGCGCGCGCCAGTGTCTGTGGGAAATTGACCACTTGGCTCGTATGTTCATGGATATGGAACAGTCTGTGGGTGCGCCAACCGCAGCGGGTTTCTGGAATTTAAGTCTGTACTGGCTAGAGCCCATTAACCGGTGGCTAGCAGGAGAAACGGCTTCTAGCGTGTGTGCTGAGTTTGGTATTTATGAAGGCAACTTGTATAAGGCACTGATGTCTTTGAATAACATGCTAAACGAAATGCTTGCGATTGCCACGTACTGCCAGCATATAGATATCATTGAAAAACTAAAGGGCGTTGGAGAAGAGTTGCTAAGGGATATTGCGATTAATGACAGTTTATATCTCCGGATTTAGAAGAGAATGACAAGCAAGAATATATTTATACTATTTTTCATGATAACATTCTTTTCTATTTATATTTTAACTAACACTAAAGAAAAAAGCGAAATATGTATCCTAAATGGATATCCTTTCCATTATGAAATGTTTGGTTATATTATTGAATATTGTGTTCACAGAAATATTTCTCTTGACATTTATACGGAGACAAAAAATGATTATGGCTGGCTAACATTTTACAAAAATAACGTGTGTTCTCTTATTACATTCTATCCTTTTGCTGAATACAATCCAAATAATTCATACAAAAGAATTATCATAACAACAGACGATGATTCTGCTATAAAAGATGAATGGATTGATCCGGCAAAAACAATTGCGATTGATCATCATAAAGATTTGAGAAGGCCCAAGATTAAATATCATATAGGAACTCGTTGGTTTGAAAAACGGCCGACTACTGAGTATATTCTTCCTGCTTTCCGGATTCTTACACTAGAAGAAAAAATCGCATCCAGACCTGCTGTAGTTTGTATTGGAGAAACAAATACGGAATTGCCTCTTGACCAATTTAAAAAACTCTTTTCAAACTTTGATACAACGGAATTTTGGTGTATAGATCGTAAAGCAGACCCTGAAAAATATAAGGAACATCCAAACATACATTGTGTTAAACAAATGGATACGAATGATATGTTAGATTTATGTAAACGGTCGCATTATATGTTTATTTCTAATATAAAAAAGAACTATATAAAAGATATTATGTCTGCAGCGATTATGCTAGGTTTCAGTTGTCTCTGTAAGATTTTAATGCCTACTGAAATGAATGAAAATTATGAATATAAATCCGTATTTGAGTATACAGATAAAATCAAATTGGATGAACCGGATTTTGTAGCGATTGACCGAGAATTAATTGAAATTCAAGCACATAAATTCCGCGTGTTTGATAAATATTTGTTAGGCGCAATTTAAAACCTTCCAACAATATTGAGGATAGGATGCCTTCGCTGAGGCCACCATCATATAGTGACTCATATCATATTCTAGCAAGGCCTGGAACACCGGTCTTAGAACCTCTTAATCTTAATCTGCTTGAGGATGTAAGAGCCGTTAAAGAAATCCTTGTAGTTGAAGAGGTTGCGGGGCCTCCCTGTTGGCATGGAGCCATGTTATTTATGATAAAGGGTAGTCTTCATATCTTTTTCATTTCAAGCTTTGAAACCGTGTTTTACTTCTTCTTTGTCAGCAAGAGCGAAGATAACGGGATTAAATCAGCGTTTAATGTGTATTACACACCGCTCGTCCAATCATGCGGGAATTGGTCTAATCAGA